GCCGATCCAGGGCCTCAAAATGCGCATGCAGGACGGGGGACCAGAACACGCAAAATGCGTGCAGTGCTGGCAAACACTCCGGGCGTCACTCCGGTCTGGCTGGCCCTCACCGGGCAGAGGGGACTAGCACAACCCTCCTCTACCACCGCAGGCATCAGTATGCCGCCTAGCTCTTCAACGTGCTGTGCAGAGCACGCCTACTGAACCATAAGGTCACTCCTTCGGGTATCGCCGCCCTACGGACGTGGGAGTTCGCGGTAATTTGCGATATCCTGTGCTCAGGTACCTCCCACGCCACAATTACCCCCAATACTGATGATGGGGCACACGGAGTTCTAACTCTCTCCCTCGGCAGCAGGAGAGTGGAGTCCCGTAAGCACAAAGGCTTTTCGGTGAAACCGAATTAACTGCCGCAAAAAACCTGTACTGTGTTTAACGTGGCACTTGTTTTACGTCAGCCGGTCCACGAGTCCTGACGGTGAAACTGGAATCGTACTAACGCCGGGGAGTTGAAAAATTGGCTGGGTCCCAAACAGAGAACGGGATCAGCCTACGTGCATAAGCTAAGTCAGTCGGGTCGCCTCCAAAATCGGCACGTAACAACGCAGACTGCTGCTCAGCAGAAAGGGCTACACCAGTGAGCCTAAGCAACTCATCGACCTCCTTACTCATAACCCCAGCGCCATCATACAACTCCTGCAGGGCGTCCTTAACGGACGGTGAAACTGCAACAGCCAAAGACAGTGCTTCAGCTAATTCTATTCCCCTGTCGCCAGCAATCTTCACGTGGGCCAGACCGAGTGATGCAAAATATGCACACAGCGGTCCGCAGTCTTGGAAATTGGCCGCACGTGCCAACATAGCAGCAGCGCCTACCTCTGAAGCCCTGTGTGGAAACTGCTTCACCAACATGCTCGTAGTCCACGAACTAGAAGCGATGTTTCGAGCCACCTCCGGAATGAACACACCAGTGGGTCCATACCGGTCACACAGGAAGTCGAACCCGGTGAACGTAAGTTTCTTGTTCACGAACACAAGTTTCATACGGAAACCGAGTTCAGTCCAGAGCTTCTCAATCTGCTGGGCGTAAGCAGTTACGTCCTGTGTGGTGGAGAGAGCGGAGTCATCTCCTTCAAAGGCGTACTTCAGATAGTACTCCTTACCATCCAGAGCAGAGACGTACTTAGACTGCAACGTTCCATCACGTGCCTTCCGTATCATCTGCTCAGGTCTCTCACACAAGACACACAACCAACACACGAGATTGATAAGGTAGTTGAAACAACTCGTTCCACGATGACCAGACTGACGAATAGACTCTATACAGACACGGATCGGGGAGAGGCAGAAGTCACCAACTTTAGCCTTACCCTTAAGTTTAGCACTCTCCATATCTGTAAGTACCGAGTCCATCCAGGCATCTGGAACTTCGGGATCACCGCCGAGGACCTTAATAATCTGTCTCAGTATACGGTTCTCCGTCATGTTCCTTATGCGTGGGTTGCAACAAGCATCCCACGCAGAGCCATCACCTTCTATCAGGTGTGCGTCCTTCTGCCTCAGGTGGTCAGCTACGCGTTTCATAGCTTCGTACTTAGGGAGGTGTTTAATGGAGGCTGACTCGAAAAATTCGAACAGCAGCTCCTCAAAACACTTCACAGGCAATGCCATCATCACCTGAGCACGATCACCACACTGGATAATAGGCCTAGGGGCCTTACCCTTGGCAGGAAGGGCTTCGTTAGTCTTGATCTGGAACGTTTGCTCTATACGCAAGCGGGACTCGGATACAGCCTCGTCAAACGCGTTCCTGAACCGGTCCGCTGTCCACTTACTAGAGCAAAACTCCTCAACCACCGGGTTGTTAACACGCCACTGCTTGATCTTCTCCGGGGAAAACACCGTCTTGAGCAGCACGTTGACGGTTCTCTCGATCTTGCGCACCATCCGCTTATCCGCCTTAAATGGCAGGGGCTGGTTGCGTTTCGCCATACCGGCTTTCAGGTTGCCCACGCTGTTATCCATGACCTCAGTAGGAATGAGGTCAGGGCCTATCTGATAAGCCAGTTTCTTAGGCGTACCTGGGAGAAGATCACAACCGTAGACCCTCCTTTCCTCACCGTAGGCATCCGGTGCCACCTGGGTACCTGACATGCCATTCTCGGTGTTAGGGTTAGCGGTCGGTAGACAAAGAGCCTGCAACGTCTGGGTGTTGATATTCTCGGAAGCGGAACTTGCAGGACTCTGTCCATTATCACTAGCTGCTGGTCGATCCGGCACAACGACACGGCGGCCTAATCGTAACAACCGGCTGACTCCACGCTGTCCATCATTAAAAGCCTTCATCGCGAGCGGAGCCCAACAGCATAAAGCCTGTTTATACTCTTCCTCGCAGTCCATAGTGGATAGAAGGGATATGAATGAACCGTGCGGCCGGTAGTTCGAACCGTTCGTTGTGATAGAAGCACAGTGCAGTGCACGTTCTACCTGACCCACGACCTTAGAGGGAATGGGTATCTGCACTGGTGGGTCAGAATCTGGGCAACGTAATCCGCGAACGTAGAAGCCAATCCAACAAACTGCTATGGTCCGATAGCAGCCAAGCTGAAACAGGATGGCCGTCAGACACAAAAGTAGCAGCCCCAAACCTACTGGGTAACTTGGAGTGGGCTTCTCACGAGCACAGCGCGAACACGAACATTGCACCTCAACCTGGTAGACCCAAAACTTCTCTCCGGAACCCTCGAATTCGTCATGCAACAGCTGGTACTCCTCTCTGTTGCAGTGAAAACAAGGGGCAGGGGCTGCAGAGAAACGGGCGAACATCTCTCCGCAGGGCTTATAGTAGCACTACCACAAAGGTAGCCCTGGTCAGCCAACACCAGGCACTTTTTACTCAATGCAGAAGAACGGGACTCCTCTGGACTTGAG